TGTCAGCTGGTTAAGTGTCGCCTGGGCCTGCACTAACTGGCTGTTCGTGCCGGGTTTCGTTGCTGGGTTTGGCTCACGTAAGGAAGAACTGGTAGATAAGACCGGCGACAACAAAGCCCTGTTCTACATGATTCGCTACTTCATCGATAACATACCGGTGGAATTCAAGCCTGAAGGCTTTAGCGAGCGATTGCACAGCGCGTACATGCGCATGAATAACCCCGAGACTGGTTCTGCCCTGGTGGGTGAGGCTGGTAGTGAAATTGGAAGGGGTGGGAGATCACAGCCATTGAGAGCCAAGCTACTTACGCCTGACGGTTGGTGTTGTATGGGTGATGTGGTGGTTGGTCAAAATGTTGTTGGGTCAAACGGGCGACCGACAAAGATTATTAAAGTTTGGCCGCGTCAGATTGAAGATGTATATCGACTAACTTTCAACGATGGCAGTTATACAGAGTGTGGCGGTGACCATCTTTGGCAGGTAACTACTCCACCAATACGCAAATCATTAAGCCGTGCAGCAAAAGCTTCGTCTTTGCAACGCTCACAGCGCCATGCGGGAAGTGTTGATTTTCTGATAAAGACGACCAAAGAGTTGATGCAAACTCAAATGGTGCGTGGCGATGGGCAGGTTGAGTACCTATACCAGATACCAATAGTTCAGGCGGTGGAGGGTTCTGATAAGTCTTTACCGTTAGATCCGTATTTGGTTGGTGCATTGTTGGGTGATGGTTGCTTCACACAAATGGATACGAGTTCACCCACGTTCACAAATCACGATGAATACTTTATAGGCGAACTCGAAAAACTTTTGCCTGCTGGGTGTGAATTTCAGGCTACCGGGGGGCTTTACAGTTATAGGGTAGTTGACCGTGCATGCCTTCGTGGTCGTGGTTATAAGAGCGCGATGAAACAGGCTATTGATGATGCGGGACTAAATCGAGTGTTGTCGTATCAAAAGAAGATACCTGAAGGGTATTTAAGGTCCTCTACTGCAAATCGGTTGTCGTTGTTACAAGGACTTATGGACACAGACGGTTGGCTTGCGCGCCCAACTAAACCATGCTTTTCGTCAACGTCTAAAGAACTGGCCGAGGGCGTTCGAGAATTGGTAATGTCATTGGGTGGTGTTGCCACTATCACACGCCGTAAGGGTGGGCCTAGAACATTCCCTGGTCAGCGCGTGTCTCAGTGCAGAGAAAGCTATCAAGTAACGATATGTATGCCGGGTCATTTGGTTCCTTTTCGATTACCGCGCTATGTGGATGCCTTTCAGCCTCGAACTACATATAAACCCCGGCGATCTTTGGTCAGTGTTGAACTTGTTGGTAATGAAGAAACGCAGTGCATATCTGTCGATGCGAGCGATCAGTTATATGTGACGGACGATTATATCGTTACTCACAATTGCTCCGTGTACTTCGTCGACGAGGCCGCATATGTGGCTGATCAAGTGAGTGTCGATACCTCACTGTCGGCCACCACCGAATGTCAGATAAACATTAGTACCTTCCAAGGTTCCGGTAATCGTTTCTTTATGATGAATCAGAAGCTGAAGGCCGAGACACCTGAGAAGGTATTTATCTTTGATTGGCGCGATGATCCCCGCAAAAACGAAGAGTGGGCGCGCAGAAAGCAGGCAGAACTAAATGATGAGGTCATATGGGCGCAAGAGTACGAGCGCGATCCGTATGCGTCACAGACTGATAGCTTCATACCCGCCAAGCATGTTCTTGCTGCAATCGATGCGCACCTGAAGCTGGGCTTTGATGGGTCGGGTATCCGTGCAGCTGGGTTTGATCCAGCTGATACCGGTGATGCGAAAGGATTTGCATTCCGTCATGGGTCGGTTTTGTGGGAGTGCGAAGAACTGCACGATGGCGATATCACGTATGCGATCCCCTGGGCGTATGACAAAGCGGATGCTTTGCGCGCGGAAGTGATGGGTTTCGAGGCTGATGGCATGGGAGCGCCAGCAATGAAGCTGGCATTCCAAGACCGTAGCGGTGAGCGCATGCGTGTCGAGGCATGGCATGGAAGCGCGGGTGTTGATGATCCTGATGGCGTGTATCTCAAGGCAAACACCCCGCAAGGCGTTGATAAGACCAACCATGACGCATATGCAAACCATAAAGCGCAAGACTGGGATAAGTTGGCCACACGGTTTAAGAACACATATCAAGCGATGCAGCGGCAGGAGCAGGGTTTTATGATCAATGCAGATCCTGACGATCTAATATCTTTAAGCTCTGAGTGTACGCACCTGGATGCGCTAAAAGCTGAGTTGTCGAGTCCGAAGCGCGAGTGGACAGATAACGGCAAGATCCGGGTCGAGGGTAAGAAGAAGATGAAGGCGCGGCAAATCAAGAGTCCAAACCTGGCGGAAGCGTTGGTGGTGTGTTTTTCTATGCGCAAGCCAGTACCGGGCCGTAAGCGATCGCCAATGCGCACAAGCGGTCGGAGGGCGTTGAAAGATAGGGGTATGGGATATTGATTAAGTTAACAAACCACAACTGATGAGAGAGAGAGAATGAAATACGTGACACTACTGATACTACTGTTTGCAATGCCTGCTATGGGCCTTGGCGAAACACCACCACCACCAGAATCGGCCCCTAATCTATCGGCTGATTCGGCAGCAGCTGCTTTCTCCGCGTCGCTGTCTGCATCTATGTCTAAGAGCAATTCAACGTCTGATGCGGTGGCATCCTCAATAGCTAAGGGTGGTGATTCGACATCGGGCGCGTCGATAGGCGACATTGGCAATACGGCATCTTCTGAGGGGTCGAGTGCATCTACTGGTGATGTGATTGTCAGCACCAAGGGCAGGAAAAATTCAGCCTTCACAGCGTATGCGGGTACGGGCATGAACACTGCAGATATGCTGGTGTGCTTTTCCCTGGCGGGGCAGACGCGGGGCGCTGGTGCGAGCGGAATAAAATGCTGGCTGCAGCGAGATCTGTATGCAAACTACCGGGCAGGACTTCATGCGGCGGCTGGCCGGTTTGAGGCTTCAGCAAAGGCGCAGTGCTCCAAGCCCCTGTTTTCGGCTGACTTTGATGATGTTGCGGATTGTCGCGCCAGTGTGTATCAGTCGCTGATAGACCAATCTATGCAGGCAGAACTGTCGGCTGTTGATTATGAGCAGCTGCTGAAGGATCAGGCATTTGAGTATGAAGAGAGGCTTGAGATTATGAGTCGCATGATCGATGAAGCTGCGGGGTTATCTGCAAAAAAGTAACGTCGCCGCTATATGCAACTGTAGCGGCGGAAGAGAGCGAACCGGATCAAGATGAAGTTGAAGATCAGCTGAAGGCAGAGTTGCGTAAGGTACGTGCAGAGCTGGCTAAGCAAAAGCGGGAAACTGGTGAGGGGTTGCGCCGGGTGCAAGAACAGCTGCAAGACACCTACGCGCCGATAGATTTGGAGCAGAAACGTGCAATATCGGAATGAAATAATCGTGGCGGTGATTGCTGCGGGGATAGGCTTTAGCGTGAATTACGTGTTGGCCAATATGCAGGAAGATTCTGTTGCCGGTGATCATGCGCGCATTGCGAGTGCGCCAGCGGTGAAAGCCCTGGCTGCTTCTGTGAAGGCGAATGCTGACAAAATGGAAGCATTGGCGCTTACTGCTGCAACGATTCAAGCGAATCAAAGGGCGATAGTTCAGAATCAGGACCGGATCTTTAACGCGATAACGAATGCAGGAGAGAGCCCCTAGTTCAGCCCACTTGCCGTTACGCTAACGCTGCTGGTTCTGCCAACTCCCCTCGGCGCAGCTGGCACTTAGCACCCCCCTACGGCGGGTGGGCTGGATACTTACTAGCAACGTAGCGCCAAAACAGGTATTTTCGCTCCGGTAATCATCGGAGCCCATCCCCATGGCCGAAGCATTCGACCTACCTGACGAACAAGACGAAACCGACGAGCACGAGCAAGACGAAGCTCTTGACCTGGCTATGCTTGATGCCCTGGCTATGACCATTGCTGAAAAGAGGCGTGAGGCTATATCAGGCCGTGCGCAGTGTGGCATTGAGCAGGAGTGGGCAGAAGATCAGGAGTTTTATGAGGGTATCGATGATGCGAACAGAGGCGAGTCGGGAGGGTATCGTTCTAAGCCGCCCGGTCAGATAGGTTTGGGTGATGAAGGTGAAGAGGGCGACGATTCGACAAGCTCTACGGTCTTTCCCAATATCACAAGGCCATACGTTGATGCAGCAGCTGCGCGTGTAGGCGATATGCTTCTGCCTACTGATGATCGTGCGTGGCAGATTAAGCCGACGCCAGTACCCGAACTGATGGACCTGGCCGAGTCGTTGCCCACTAAGACCGAGCGCGATGAAATATCAAAGCGTTATGACAATGAGGCCCAAGGACCGGAACGGGCCAATGCGGTGATGAAAGACGAGGCTGATCTGATTAAGAGCAAGCTGCCGAAAGATATACAGGGGCAGGTTGAGAGCGAGGCCATGAACACGTTTGGTGAAGGATCGCCAGCGTATCAGGGTGAGGAGGATTACCAGATGCGCCTGCAAAAGACGTATCTTGACCTGGCTGACTCGATTACTGCAGATATGGAAGTAGCGACGAAGGGTGCCAAGAACGCGGAACGGCGCATTGATGATTGGCATACCGAATGCCAGTACCACACCCATATGCGTGATGTGATCGAGGGTACAAGTCGATTAGGTACGGGTGTTGCTAAGGGGCCGATACCGGTCAAGAAGCAGCACATGGCGTTCAAAAACGGCAAAATCATTATTGAAGAAGTGATTAAGCCGGTGACACTGTGCGTCAATGTGCGCAATTGCTACCCTGATCCTGGCTGTGGTGAGTCCGTTCACAACGGCGCGTACCACTTCGAGCGCGATGATATTACGTCCAAGACGTTGATGCAGCTGCGTGGCCAGCCTAACTATCACACTGAAATGATCGACCTGGTTCTCGAGGAGGGGCCGTACAAAGTCACTCGTGAAGTGGCCGAGACTGATGGCGTTGACGGAATGATCGGCCTGATCCGTCGAGACAAGAAAAATCTGTATGAGATCTGGTACGGCTATGTGCACATCACGCGCACAGAGGCCGAAGAAGCGGGAATAGAGATTCCTGAAGAAATGGGCAACTACCCGTTGATCCCTGTTGATGTGACCATGGTCAACAACCACATCATCAAAATAGTGATGAATCACCTGGATACCGGCGAGTATCCGTATGACTACATGGTATGGCAGAAGCGCGCCGGGTTGCCGTATGGCATTGGTGTCGCTCGCCAGCTGCGTACTCCGCAAAGAATACTGACTGCTGCGCTGCGCAATTTGATGGATAACGCTGGTCTGGCCGGCGGTCCTATGTGGGCATACCTTGAAGGTGTGATGGAGCCCATCGATGGTGTACCCGAACTGCGCCCTCGCAAGGGCTGGATGATCAATCTGGATATGGTTAACGATCCACGAATGATCGAGTACGCCTTACGCTACATTGATATGCCAATGAAAACGCAAGACCTGCAATCGATTATCGATATGGCGCTGCGCATGGCTGAAGATGTGACTGGCTTACCTAGTTTGATGCAGGGTAATCAGGGTAGTGCGCCTGATACTGTTGGTGGCATGACAATCCTGAATAACAACGCTTCAACGGTGCTACGGCGCATTGCACGGCTGTTTGACGACAAGGTGACTGAGCCCCATGTACGGCGCTATTACACCTATCTGCTGCAATACGGTGAGGAAGATGGCGAGAAGGCTGAGTTCGTTATCGATGCTCGTGGATCGAGCGCCCTGGTCGAGCGCGATATCAATAACAATGCTATTCAGCAGATGGGTGGCATGGTCACCAATCCTATTTTCGGCATGGACCCGCAAAAGTGGTTTATCGAATGGTTGAAATCTAATCGCCTTGATCCCAACCGCTTCAAGTATGACGATCAGGAGTGGAAAGAAACGGTCGAGAAATTGGTCGCCAGTTCGCAAAAACCTGATTCAGCTGTTGAGGTTGCACAGATCCGTGCGGAGAGTGCTGCGCAAGTGCAGGATTCCAAGAACCAGATCGAAGAGGCCAGACTCGCGTTGTCGAATGAGAAAGACAATCGTGATTCAGACTTCAAAGAAGCCAAGCAGCTGATGGACCAGGAGCTTGCTATAGCGTTCAGGACATTGGACAAAGAGATTGAAGATGCCACTACGTCAGCTAAAGAGCGTGAGATTATGCAGAAAATACGCGGTGATCTGGCTGAAGCGGCAATGAAGATCGAAGCGCAGTTCAAAATGCAGCAGGCTGGTCAGGGTGGTGAGATAGCAACACCACCAATCGAGCCAGCTGGCCGTGCGCCTGACGGACAAAGTTACGCCAAGTAGATAAGCGCCTATTCACACAGGAGAAAAGTATGGCCGGTGGCATTGCTAAGATGATCGCGGATCAGATGAGAATAATTCAGGACCGCCAGCAAGGGGCCAGCGCGGCGACAAATGACAGCACTATGGCCATGGGTGCGAGTGATGCAAAAGCTAAGCGTAAGCGTAAAGGCAAGGGCAAGGGGATCATTGCCGGTAAGATGCAAACACCTGCAGCCGCCCCTGGCAGGCCGATGAATACCCGAAACCAGCAGACACCCAAAGTACCAATGTACAGTTAGATCCTTTCCAACTTACTGGCTATGCGTTAGATTGCCGGTGAACCATCCTTGGCACCCTCATATGACTGAGTTAATACGGGCAACCACGAATCTAACCAACTCGGCACAGTTCGTGTTGTCATTCGTTATGACGATAGGTGTGTTTGGGATACTGACGGTTTACGTCATGGGCATGGCGGTTAATAGCACACCTTTCATTGAAAGCCTGGTACTGCTGACAGTGCGCGAGTGGATCGCGAGTTTCAGCTTCTGGTATCAGAGCTCGCACGGTTCAAAAATGAAAGATCATCCTGCATCGATACAACAGAAGTCGGTGATACAACAAAAATGAGAGAGAGCGATGTTAGACCCTCGGTTATTTGAGCCAAGCCAGCGCCGTACGGTCGTTGAATCAATTGACGATCGCATAGAAACGCTGCGCACAAAGAACGAAGCAACCACACTTGATGCTATAGCTACTGCGGAGTTACGCGGTAGAATTGCAATGTGCCGTGAATGGCGCCACACATGGGCCTCTATCGAAGAAGCCACACCACCACCGAGAGATCGCAGTACGCCACGTATGCGAAAAGATGGGTATTAAATAAGGGATTGAATCGATATGGGCAAAGAATTAGATATGGCGATGGACGATGAAACGGGCGAGGACAACGATGCCTTTGAATCAGGCTTTGATGGCGCGATGCCGCAAGATCCCGAACAAGGTCACGCGGTAGCTGTCACCGAACACCTGGGCGATGAAGGCGAAGATGAGGGGCCGATGCTTGGCGATGAAGAGCATTTGGCCGAGCAATTGGCTATGCAACAGGAGTCTGACGATGCGGAAGAAGGGCAAAGTGCCGATATTGACGATAGTGATAGCTCTCTGGATGGCTCTGACGGTGGCGGCAATGGGGGCGCTGGC